CCTGTCATACCTGGTCTTTGGTCATCATAAGTACCTGTCGTTCCGTCAACAGCAATTGATGTGCTTCTGTATCCCGTTGCATTGTCATCCCACACACAGTGGGCAGTTACACGTACCTTGCTAACTCCGGAGGGTACAGTCATCCTTGACGGAGTTCCGACGCTCCAAATATTGTCTGTGTCATAACTTTGTGCGTTCATCGAAACTGCCGTTGACGTCATATTGCTTATCGATTGACCCCCAGCATGAGTGGCCCTTGCCCCACGGGATACCACCTTGCAACCAGTAGAAAGCGTCTTGTTCGTTAATGTCTGTACGTCTGACGTCCCGACGAGAGTCCCCGTGCGCCCGTGCGTTCCTGCGGTAAGTTCCGCATGGGTATCTACCGTGCTTTTCGTAGCAATATCAGACGACACAGCAGGTGCAGTAACCTGCGCCCTGCCTTGTGCATCACGAAGAATGATTCTTGACGCCGTCGGATATGACGTCGCCGAGTGGACATTCGTCTCCGACGTGTGGTTGTATGCCTGGGTAAGCCCCAAGTTCGACCTCGCATCGGTTGCCGAGTTCGCCCCGGTGCCACCTCCGACGATGCCAAGAATCATCGTCGTGTATGCCCCGGCGTGATATTCTTGCCATGCCTTCAGCGTGTCGTGCCAGCGCTTGGCGTAGTCCGGCAGGTTCGTCGGGGCAGTCAGTCGAGTATCGGCAAGCGTTATCGCATCCTCGTCACGGGTCTTCACCTGCCCCAGCAGGTTCGCCTTCGTTTCCGTAAGCGTCGGCTTGCTCCAGTCCGCCATCGTTTAAGTCCCCCTCGCCAGCCAGGATACATACACGCCCGCTCCCGATGCGTCCGCCCCGTCTTTATCGAAGACGTATACGTGGAAATGTGTGGGGTTGACGATATCCACGAAGTCGTACACGGCGATCAACGCCGACGTCCCGCCAGGGGTAAGCGTAATGGATTGAATGTCCGCGAAGGTCCGGTTGAAATCCACCTGGATTCCGTTGCTTGTGACCTCCACGGACCCGTTGTCCGTGATCCCTTTCCTGTCGAGATGGACGTTCAGACCGTTGATCCCAATGGTGTCGTTCCCGCCAGACCCGGAAATATCCAACGTGGCAAGAACGTACCGGAAGTCGCTCTCCTGAACCTGCCATACCCCTGCGTGGGGCGTCCAGTCCACACCGTTGTTCGATACGGAGATGGTGGGAGTTACGGTCATGGTTCCGTGGATAGCGTCCACCGTTGGTATCGACATGGATATCTTCGTCAGCCCGGTCAAGGTATCTTCGCAATCGAATATTTCCTGGTACGCGCAGTACGTTGGCGAAGGTTCCGGCCAGTGGGTGTACCCGGCGTCGATTTCGTCCTGCATCGTCGAATACCCGTTGGCGATCCATTCCTCGATGGTCTGATCCAGGTCGAACGGTCCGATCAGTCGTCCGGGTCGCTCCTGAATCATGTCGTAATATGAAAGCCCGTCGCTCGGATAGCCGAACGTGGAGTTGAAGTCGGAAATCGATTCGTAGTCCGGCGGCTGGCTGACCGTCGTGGACAGAGGAAGCGGCGTCCCTTCGTTTCCTGCGCTGTCGTACGCACAGACCCAGTAGGTGTACGTCCCTGCGGAATCCTCGAAAATGGCGGAGAACGTCCCGGACACGTTCCCAACGACGGAATTGTACCCGGCCCATGTATCTCCTTCCCGCACTTCGTATCTTGCGATGGGAAGCGTCCCCGTAAGAGGAACGGACCACCGGAGAAGCACGTTGTTGTCAATCACGTTTGCATTCAGATCGACAACCGCTCCGGGGGAAACCACGTTGGCGTCCGCCGACCTCGGAAGACTGCTAAGTCCGACGATCTCCCCGGGAGGTGGGACGGTGAACCCGACCACCCAGAACCGACGCCTTCCCACCCACGTCACCGGGATGATGTACGTCGTCGCCTTCGTGAACGTCAACACGGTCGCCGACTCGTAGACGTCTCCGTAGGCGATCTGGTATTGCTCGATGGAGTAGATCCCCGTCGATGAAACCTGCGTCCACGTCAGCACAAGGTTCGGTCCGGAGAAGATCGCCTGCACGTTCGCAGGCCCGGGGATACCGACCTCGACCTCGAAGTCCGCTGAATTCGTCGAGTAGTTCCCGAATATATCTACCGCCTTGATCATCACGTAGTACGTTCCGGCTCCCTGCACACTCCAGCGGAACGACGTCGATTGCGTGAATGTGATGAACTCCGAGTTCTCCCACACGGCTGATGCGGGAGATTGCGCTTCTTCCCCCTCAACCGCCCATCCGATGACGCCCATGTGGGCGAACACGGGAACGATACCGACTTGCGGGACGTACTCCGACAGGCGAATCTCATACCCTTTCAGGTCGAATGCCTTTACGGCATCCCACGAGAACAGGATGGAGAACCCCTCCACGTCCGCCCTGAAGTTCTGGACGTCGTCAGGCGGATACAAGGCTCCGACCAGGGTAATGTATTCCGCCTCGCCATCCAGCATATTGTCCGTGTGCGAAACGTAGACACGATAGCGCACCCCGTAGTCCAGACCCGAGATGATGGCAGAAGGACTGTAAAACTTCCCGACGTATATGGTTCTTGCAAGCGTAAACCCGGAACGGGGGATCGAGTACCATACGTTCCAGGACATCGAAACGCCCCCCCAGGTAAGGGAAGCGACCGTGTCCGTCCCGCCGCGATAGACCTCGTTGACATGGAGATCCCTGGTGTATCTGAGATCGGAAATCAATTCCGGTTCCGGGATCTCCAGACTGTCGTCGAAGACCTCCGCAACATACTCGAGCGCAACGATCTTCCTTCGCTGCTCCTGATCCCTACCTATGCGGGCGACCCGAAACAGTTTGTTGGTTTTGTCAACTTCCCCGAACATGTATAAATCGTGCTGTGCGGGAGGAAGATCCCACGTCCCGGAAATAGACAGTTGCGTGTGGTCCCCGGGACCGTTCGTGACGACCTTCTCCTCGAATGTGTCGTCGGCGTGTTTGACCCTGATGTGATAGGTCGCTCCCTCACCGACGGTCACTTCCCTGTCGAGGATCACGGAGTCTGGAAACCCGGTTACGACTCTTCCCGAATATCCCCATTGAGGCACATCATGGCTGATTTGGACGACGTCCCCAACCACACAGGCGATGGAGTCGATGTCTGCGCTCCAACTGGCTGTGAGCGTGAGATACTTCTGCATGTTCATCAAGTATTTCCCGTACCGGATCGCCAGATCCCTCGACGTGCATCCGTACAGCGTTACGCTCGCCTTGTTGATCTCCCTCGTAGTCGTGTCGAAGTCCTGGGCGTGTACCTCCACCATCCTTCGTTCGTAGTTGTCCGACGCATCCCAGAAGTTCACCTCGACGCAGTTCGCCCTGTCCGTCTGCGACAGCCACTCCTCGGCGAAACTGTCCTTCTCGATGTTGCCCATGCCGAAGGCGAACCGCTGGACAGGAGTCTCCTCCGGGCGGTCCACGATGCAGGTGAACATGTTCCCCAACTGCACGACGGTTCCCCGCCCGTTCGCACCGATCATGTTCAGCGCCTGACGGACAGACGTCGTCGTGTCGATGTATAGGTTCACAGAGAACCCCTGGCTGTCACACCAGTCCGCCCACGACTCGAACGCATCGTAGTTGATCTTCGCCGCGGGGATGCCCTCCACCTGTGTATCCACGCCGACAGGGTACGTCCGGATGAACCTTCCCTTGTGCAAGACGTCATAGCAAGCCCATGCGGGGTTGTTTGCAGCCTTCGCTTCATACGCCGCCCCCGTCCATACCTGGACGGTAGGTCTGTTCGCAAGGACCGATACCCTCGGTATGGCACCGGAAAGCTGTTCGTTCGCCAGGGCTGTCACGGAGAGAAGTGCGGTCCCGGGATAGGCGAAGTCGTCGTGCGTGACCTCCTGGATCGAGTCCCAGATGAGTTTCTCCCCGTAACTGGCGTCTTCCAGAGGGGCATCGACGAGGGCGACACGGATCTCCCATTGGTCGCCAGCCTCGCTTATGGACTGCGGAGGAGTCGCTATCCTGCGGATGGGGTTCGTCGAAGACCCGGAGAACGTCTTGTACGCCTGTATCAGTTCCTCCGTTTTCTTGTAATAGACCCCTTGGGATGTCCAATGGTATTCGAGCGGCGGCCTTGTGGTTATACTGCCCTCCGTGTCCCATTCAACGGGGGCATCCCAATCGTCGGAATAGTACCGTTGTCCCTCCACATAGGCTTCCGGATCATCATCTTCGAGATCGATGTATACATACCAAAGCGTGTCCGGAGGATACCCCTCTCCCTCCTCGTACCAATACCCAATCGTCCACCCTTCCGAAACGGTCGTCTCAACGGAGTTGTAATATTGCATCGGAATCCACGATCCGTACCCGACCCCATCCGTCGCATGGCGGAACTCCACCTTTACGCTTACGGAGTGCTCCATCATATTCCCGGTTGACTTATCCAGTTTCCACAACCCGCTCGGTGCAACGAACATCAGACGGAACTCGTTGATTGCGTTTCCGCTCGTAACCCTCGTATGCCAACTCGTGTCGGTCAGCTCCACGCCGACGAGCGTTTCCTCGATGGTGTCCTTGAACGCCGGTAGTGCCACCTGGTTTATGTGTCCGAGTTGCCTATAACAGACGACTCCCTTGAACTCCGTCGCCGGTTGGTCGTTGATCCAAACACTCCGCTTCGTTTCCCCGATGGCTCCTGTCGCCCCGATGAAGCAATAATGGTCCGCCACGCCGAACAGAAGATTCATGTACTGCTTGTCGCCATCGACGGTGAGATGCCGGGAGAGCAGCGGAGGAGTTACCCTGTGCATTCCGTACAGGACCGGCCACGCCGCTCCCTCCATCTCCCGGTTCACTGCCGTTTGCCACCCGTAGGTCGGCGAGTTCTCCAGACTTGCAGTCGGCGTCGCCTCGGGGAAACGGACGGGAAAGACGGAGGAGATGATTAAGCCGCCTACTGTATATACGCCTGCTGTTGCAATCCCAACCGCAAAAGATGACCCGGCCCCGAAAAACCCGGCTATGCCCGCTCCAATGGCGGGGGCCGCAACAAGCAACGCCAACGACGCCACAATCGCCAGCGGGTTCTTCCCGTCCCCGCCCTTCGGAACGGCACAGAACACGACGCAGGAATTATCCCTCGGGACAATGACTCTTGCATCCTCCTGGGGAATGCGTGTCCCATCGATGGAGATCGCCACGTCGTGGTAGCCGAACCCGTCTGGGTAGAACAGACCGACGATCTCCTCGACCGTCCTGCCGGATGCTACGTCCCGGAACTCCCTTGACCCGACGGGGTCGAACGGGTTGCGGACGGCGACTACCTTGACCATCGGTAAAACCCCCTGATCCTGCGCCTCCACATCGGGTCGTCCACCTTCGAGATGACCGACCCCGTTTTCCTCATCGTGTGAAGAAACTTCCCGTGACCGATATACACACCGAAATGCTGCACGTCTTTCGGCTTGTACGGATCGATAACCATCACAACGGCATCCCCCGGACGTGGCAGAATCACCCGCTCCCACTTCCCGATCTCCTTGCCGAACGCCTCGGAGATGTCCCCTGTGGCATCGCACGGGATCTGGAAGTCGGGAACGATCACTCCGAACCTCGCCATACCGGCCATGAACAAGCCCCAGCAATCGACGCCTTTGGCAAGGTTGCGCCCGCCGTCCGCAAACGGTATCCCGACCAACCCGGAGGTGATGTTAGACAAGGCTGATCCCGCCTGCGCCGAGTCCCGGAACTCCGCCGAACCGAACCGAGTTGGACCGCGCCCGGCAATCTGACAACGTCTTCCCGCAATCCGTAAACCCCGTCCCCGTCCACCCGCAACGCTTGTCGGTATTAGCCGGGTAGTTGAATCGGTATCTGCAATGGGATTTCGACATCCTCCCGGGCGGGAATCTTCGCTCGAACGGGTTCGTCGCCCCGAGCGTGAACATCGCCCATCGGGAGTTTGTCTTCGGCTGAATCAACTCGAAGTCGTATTGAACCGCAGGGTCGTCGTTCGCCAGGTCGAGGGAGTTGACGACGAAGATGGATACATCTATCGGTGCGTACCCCTCGACCTTGCAGTAGAGGTCATAACTCTGGAGATAAAGTTCCATCGCCCGGGAGACGTTCGACACCCGCACCTCTACCCTGGGGACTTCCCCCTTCGAGTCTTCGATCTCTGCAATCTCGAAAGGAAACGCAATCCATATCTTTGACCGCCAGGAGATGTTCTCGCTGTTACGCACGACCCGGATAGGGTCCGTGACCCCCGGAACCGTGATCTCCATCGCCAGCATGAACACGGAGTCCGACGCAAGTTTGTTCTTCTCCGCAATGACGACGGAGGACAGGGAGAGGGGCATCTACACCTCCTCGATGTTCAGGTCCACGCTTCGGATATATTCCTCGCCGCGAGTAACTACGGATGACTGCAACGAGTCGTCAGAAAATCTGCATATGTACGGAGTTCCCGTCCCCGGTTCTGTCCAGTTGAATGCGCTTCCCTGGTAGGTATTGAAGAACGCTTCGAGTATCTGATAATCCGATTCGACCATCGTGTTCCATTTCAGGGACCATTGCTTCCTTGCACGGGTTGTGCGTGGTCTGCTTATGACGTAGTTCCCCTCGAACTCCGTCCGAATAACCGGCTTGTACTCTCTCACCGTCATCGGGTACGTCGGGGCAGCGATGCTGGGCCAATCGGACAGACTAGTGATGAGGACGCTTACAGAATCCCTTACCTGCCCCGTATCAACACCCGTCGGCATCCGCTACCTCCCCAATGCCGTACGCATTCCGTAGGCGTCACGGTTGATTGCGTCCAGAACCACGGTGACCACGGACTCCTGGAAGTTGAACCGCATCGGCCCGGGCGTCGCCTTCACGTCCACGCCGGACTTGTTGATGACCTCGACCTTGATGTTCTGCCCCCTGCCCTGACTCGGGAGAATATTTCCGGCGACCGCAGGGACGAACGTCTCTGGCCCCCGCTCCCCGACGGTGTATGCGGTTCCTGGGGATACATACCCTCCGGTAGCCTTCTTCCCGCCGTATGGCATATCAATCCCGAGCCACCCGAGGAATCCAG